CACCTAATTCTTCTAATACATTATCAAGTTCAGTTTTTTCTTTGCTAAACTCATAACCCGTTTCTTCTTCAATATCTTCTTTACTTTGTAAATCTTTATCTACATCAGTAAATTCTAATGGTTGTAACGTTGTAAAGTATAGGTTTAAGCTAATATCATTGTATGCAAGTATATTATCAAAACAATCTATTAAAAGTTCTTGAAATGGTCTTATAACGGTGTTATCCATCAAAAGAGATGCAGTCTTTATTTCTTCTGCATTGTTACCTAAACCACTACTATCTTTTATACCTAATAACATAGGTGATACAATACGATGTGCAACCATTATTTTTCTTGTGCTTTCTTCACTTAAAAATTGGTATTGGTTGTGTGCATCACTTAATTGTACGGGTGTTATTTCTGCTTGGCTTTCTTTATTATCGTTAAAAGCTAAAATAAATTTACCAGCATTAGATGTACCCGAGAACTTCTGTGCTATTTTCGTTTCTATTAATTGTCTTTCTTGTTGGTTAGGTGTTCCATTATTAAAATTAATTAACATCGATGGACTTAAACCATTCATTATGTTGTTCAAATGATAGTTAGATACCTCCTCTTCTAATTCTGCATACTGCAACCCACCTTGATAGTCTACGGGTGAGTAGTAATAAAACCCACTCTTGTATGGTTTAATGTAGTATATCTCTATGCTTTCATTAGACATACCATAAGCTGGTATTCTTAAAGGTTTATCACTCTTTTTTATGTTTTCCCAATCATTACAATAATAATAAGCTGGTACATCACCATCTTCATTACATTTTTCTGCTCTTAATGTTTCAATAGGCATATGCTCTAATTGTGCAATCTTGCTTCTATCCTTTGAGTAGATAACTTGTATAGCACATTGACCCATTAGTTTAAGGTCATAACACAATCTTCTTACTACATCTTTTTTAAACAAAGAAATCATCTGTGCATACTCATTAGGTTTTCTGTTGCTATCTGTAGCATTTAAACCTTTACCATAAATAGCTTGTGAGATACCATTTATTGCAGCATTGTTTGTTGGTGAACCATTGTATCTGTCTATCAAATACTGGAAATAGTTGTTATCTGCACCATACTCAATCCAATCTGCACCGTTTACTTCCTTAACCTCTGGTGATGTATATGTGCTTAAATTAACAAACCCAAATTCAGACACCTTGCTTTTTACAAATTGCCCCTTTTCGTTTCTTTTTCTCATATTACAATGTAATCATTATTGTTACCATCATACGTTGTATATTGGTCTTTATTTATTTTGTAAAATTCGTTATCAACTGTTATTGCATCTTTTTGTGCAGTACAAAATGCTCTATCTTTAAACATTACAACTCCTTCTTCATAATTTGAATATAAAGTTATATCATAAAAATGACCCTCAACTAAATTTACATATTCAGAATTATATATTGTGTAATTGTCATTTTCTATAAAAATATTCCCCTCACCATCAACTCTTGGTACTAAATTATATTTAACTGAAACATTAGTACTATCATCTCTTAAAACCATAACAGCATTAGTTATGTATTCTCTTGGTATGATTGTAAATCTATTTGTAGCTTGTGGTTTTAAAAGTATCATCAATTATATAACGTATAAAAATAACTAATTTGTAAAAACAAAAAAAAAGCACCCTATAAAGGATGCTCTTAATTTCTAAATAAATAACTATTTATGCAGTTGGGTCAATCTGTGTTGCAGATGGTGTTACTGCTGCATCAAGGAAATAAGGTGCAGTTTCTTCCATACCCTCAAAGGTAAGTGTAAACCCACTTAAATCACCCGCTGCTGCTCCAGTTACTACTGTTCCACCAGTTACTTCCATTCCGTTTTCAAACCCACATAAGAAGCTATTACCGTAGTAATCTTCTACAACCACATATGGTCTAGCAGTTGCCAAAGTTTGTAACTCTGCTTGTGTTTGTGCATCTAAAAATGTTAATGTAAGATTTAAAGTTTGTGTGTAAAATGTAGTACCATTTTCTCTGCTACTTGTTACTGTAGTTTCTAAACTAGAATTACCTTTAACATCAAACTCAAACCATTCTGGTGCTGGTGTTCCATTTGTAATTGTAGCCTCTTTTGTAGTAGCATCTACTGCAATACTATCAATAGTACCATATTCTGCAAAATAAACCGTTTTGATACCACCAAAGGCACTTTTGCAAGGTAGCTTTCTACCCGTTGTTAATGTACAAGCCATTGTTTTTTATGTTTTATAAAAAAAGGGTAAGCAGATATATTCCACCTACCCTAATTTGTTGATTAATTAATTAATTATGCTGCGTACTCTACAAGGTCAGAAGCAATACCGAATTGAACCGCTGACGTAAAACGCATTATCATTCTTACGTTGTTACTTCCATCTAAATCTGCCATATCTAATGTCTTAACTTCGTTTGTTGAGTTAAGTAACCCAGTTCCAAAGTATAAGTTAGAACGTTGTGCTGCATACATTTTGTCGTTAGACATTCCTGGACATACAAATATTTTCACACCATTGATAGAAAGACTTCCGTTGTTCCACCATTGTGTTCCCATATTAGCTACACCATTCGCTCCTAATCCATTTGCTCCAAATCCACCAAGTGCTTGAACATATAGTTTGGCTGCTTGTGTTGGTACATATACAAATAAATCTTCTTTTCCGTATAGTGCTGCTGGTATTGCATCTACTACTTTGCTCATCTCATCAATGATGTTTGCAGATGTTAGTGTAGTTCCAGTTACTTGTTGTGCTGCTGGAATATCTCCTGCTGTTGCTGCTGCTGCAATTAGTTTCTCAAACCCATCAAAAGAGTTGTTAGAACCAGCCGCAGTATCTCCTTGCCAAATACATAATTCTGTGTTTTGTGCAACTTGAGATGCTACTTGTGCGATTAAGAAATCAGAGAATTTTGGTGGTAGTGTTTGTCCTAAACCATAACCCATTGATTGTGCTTCCCAATCGTTTACAAAGTCATACTTACAAAGTTGTAGGTTTACTTGTAACTCAACTGGCTCAATAATTCTTTCTGTTAGTGCGATAGTTGATTGTGGGTCAAAATCACAAGATGCAGATTGTACAATTCCACTTGTAGCCACTTTCTTAATTACTTCTTTAAAAGCAATGTTTGCCTTTACTGTTAAACCGCCATCATCAATAGTTGATGCAGATAATAAAGCTGCTGCGATATACTCACCAGCAAATTCACCAGCATAGGTAGAATTTACAGTTACGGTTGTTGCTAAATTTACGTTTCTTTTATTCATTTTTATTTGTTTAATTTACTTAATACTCTATCTAGTGTTGTGTTAAATTGTCCTTTGGCAAATTGTACTTGTTTCTTTTGTGGTGTACTTGCTTCTGGATTGTGTTTAATTGGTTTAACTGCTGAAAGTTCTTCTTTTACTTCTTCTTTTACTTCTTCTTCTTTTACCTCTTCGCTCATTTCTTCTTTAGGTTCTAACATAGCTTTAATTTCTTCAACCATTGTTTTAACCTCTGCTAATTCTTCTTTAGTAGCATAAGACATTTCCTCTTTTACTTCTTCCAAATCTTCAGTTTCTTCAACTTCTTCTTCTTTTACTGGTACTTCATCAGATACTTCACGAACATCTGCAATAATACCTTCTTCTTCAACAACTACCAATCTACCATCTTCTAAGATGTACTCACCAACTGGCATTGCTACTTTTTCATCATCTGTTACAATGAATATCTCTTTACCTTTTTCAAATGCTTCTGCACTTACTACAGTACCATTTTCTAACTTCATTTCTTCAAGTTTAACCTCGATGTTTAGAAGTGTTTTTATTTCGTTTAACATTTCATTTGCTTTCATACTATTTATATAACGGTTATTAAATTAAAATTTGCATTTTCAGTCTGTTCGTGTTATAACTCCAATACCTTGTGCTTTTAAAGAACCATCACAACACTCTATTGAATACTTGTTAGTGTCCCAACATAAACAAGCACGACCACCGCCTTTAGGTGATGTTCTACTAGGTATAATTGTTTTGTTTTTATTTCTAGGCATTAAGTATGTCTTTTATCTTATTAAGTAAAATATCATCTTCACTCATTAAGTCACCTATTGTTTTGTCTTTAGGTGTTTCCATTTTGTCAGCAAAGTAACCCTCAATAGAAAAACCCTTAACTTTATTTGTTTTAACATACTCATTCCAAACATCTTCATTGTTTACTTTTACACTACCCATCCAAGTTCCTACTGGCACATCTAATCCATACATTGCAGATTTATCTTGTTCTTTGCTTTCTACAATCCAACTTTCAACTAATGTTAAACCATTAAGTGCTTGATTGTGTTCTAATGTTGAATTACTTTGTTTACCATTCTGTAAGAACATTTGAGATGCTTTTACGATAGTATCTTTCGAAAAGTATATGTAATACTCACCCTCACCACCATTGCGGTAAATAGGTTTATTTGGGATTAATAAAGCACCCATTAAGATTTTCTTTTCTTTGTCTACTTCTGCTAACTTTATTTCTTGGTTCTTTAAAGCAACAAAATCACTTTCAATAGCTGGGCTTTCTACAATAGAAATTGCATCTACTCCAATATCATCTTGTTCTTCATCTAAAATAAGTTCTATTATCTTCATAAATATATAACGTGTTTAGTTTTTAATTTTGCATTTATATACTTGCACCCTCAATAATGTTTCTATCCATTTCTTGTGCAGTTGTTACATCATTACTTACTACATATGCTCTTGTAGGTTGTTGTGTTTGGCTACCTATTGCATCTGCTAATTGTGTTTCACCACTTGCACCTACTACATTAAATGCTGGTGGTTGTGATGTTGTAGTTGTTGGTACTCCACCACTCGCTGGTGAACCCCCTCCACCTGGTACTTGTACACTTAATATCTTTTTTACATTAGCAATACCCGCTACTCCAATAGCAGCAGCATTAGCAAATTTTAAAGCGGTTTCAAAAGGTGTTACAGTAACCGCAGCAAGTGCATCAGAAACCCCTCTATATGTGTTAATAGTTGCAGCAGCAACCGCAAAGGCTTTACCAGCAGCAGTTTCTTCACCAGCTATACTACTAAAGTTTTGTAATACATTTGCAGTATCATTTAATGTTTTCTTTTTTGCTTCTGCTTCTTGATTTG